CAAAGCATACCAAGCTTAAATTTAGAACTATTGATGCTTTGCGAGCTAAAAAACGATGCTTACCAGGCGCAGATGATGCTTGGGTTGATTTTGAGAATCATTTACCGAAGTTTTTTGATCGAAAAAAGATGATTGAAGTGTTTCAGATTTATGCACCAGGCAAAAACAGGCTGTTGATGTTTTCTCTGTATTACAATCATCACAGACCAGCCAATATTGAGTTTTTAGAGCCTGGAAATGATGTGAAATTAGCACTTTATGGTCCAAGAGAAATTCCATTTGATGGAAAACCAAGTGATAATGTAGATCAGCTTAAAAATTGGTTTCAAAATCACAAATTCATGAATCACAATGATGCTGGATTAACGCCAGAGCTTCGCCAGGCATTGCAAGAGTACTTTCCGGATAAATCAAGGTTTGAAAAATGACGATAGCAGAAGAAATACAAGCTTGGCGCGCTGATGGTGGCGATTATGAGCTTGGCGTGGCTATTTACCGAAAATACGGGAAAATTGACGTGCTTAAAAAGCGTTTTTTGGCTGGTAAAGGTCAAATAAACTGGATGAAAAAGCTTCATGTTGAGTTGAGCAAGATAGAGCGTGATCAGAGTGATAAAAAGGCTGTTGTTTCAAAATCAAAGGTGATAAAATCGCCAAAAATTCCTTTTGTAGCCGAAAAAAAAAAGCACCAGCCATTGAGCGTGCTCAGCCTCAAGATGTGGTTGCATATGCAGATCCAAAACTGCAAAAAGTTCAATTTGAAAAACTCCCTGCAGAGCTTAAAAGCTATTATATCAAAATCATTGATTACGCCAAAGAAGCACGAAAGCTAAATTGGAATTTGCGATTTGTAGACCTAAAAGACGATGAAACACGCGAAAAAATGGCGCTTAATATCATCGATTTAAAGGATAAAGAAGCTAGGCTGTGGAATAAAATTGATCACTATCTAACTCATGGCGAAATAGTGCCGACTGTTGAATCTTCGGTTGATATTACCAAAATGAGCGACTTAGAGCTTAAGCGATTTGAAGGAAACAGAAAAGCATCTGAAAGTCATCATAAAAAGCAGCGAGCTAAGTATGAAAATGACTTGGCTAAGTGTAGAGATCAAAAAAAGAGACAATACATCAGCGCTAAGCTTCAAAGGTCTACTGAATTAAGAGAAATGCACTATGCAGAGCTTATTGCCGCACGTGCTGAACTAAAGCGAAGAGAGAACAATGAAAAATCGTGATTTGAGCATTATTCCAAAAGGAATGCAGAGCATAATGCCAATTGAAATAGATACATCTACTCAATATGGTAGAATTGAAGCCTATTATACCCATGGTTTAGAGCTGAAAAACCAGGATGATATTGAAACACGAAAGCGATGGCTCACCATTTGGGGTTTGCTTTGTGAAGGTATTTCTCGTGAAGATGTAGTAAAAGAAATAAGCACAACATCTGGCTTAAGCATTAGGACTATACAACGAGATGTGCAGCATTCGCTTCAATTGCATGGTGATGCTCAGGAAGTTCACAAAAAGGCGATGCGCCATATTGTATACAACATGGCGCTAAAGGTGTTTAATAAAAGTCTCAAACAAGATGATTTAAAAGCCGCAAATGCAGCGCTAAAAAACATGATTTCAGCCTATGGCTTAGATAAAGAAGATGCCGAAAAAATTGATTGGGAAAACCTTCAAGCACACGAAATTAAGTTTGTTATTTCTAAGAAATTGAAGCCAATTATTGATATGGCTCATAACTCTGGTGCATTTGATTTAGATGCCATTTTTCCAAATATTGATATGGAATTGGATGAATAATCTACCAAAAAAAGAGGTTGAACTAAACATACCTCAGATGATAGCTATGACATCACCTGCCAAATTTATTTGGTTGGAATGGGGTAGAGGTGCAGGTAAATCGACCATAATTGCTGATCGTTTCTATAAACTTAGTACACAGTTACCCAGGGGGAAATTCTCATTGGTGGGTAGTTCTTACAAGCAGATATTATCTGAAACATGGCCAAGTACTAAGGAAGGCCTTGAAATGTTGTTTGGATGGAAAGAAGATCTGCATTATGTAGTAGGCCGTAGAAATAGAGATTGGCCTATATGCCACCAAGCACCAAATGGTGATGGATGGAAGCATTGCATACACGTGTATACTGGCGCGGTATTTCAATTGGCTGGCCAAGACAGAACATCTCACCGTGGCCGTAATATCATGGGGTGGATCGCAGATGAAGGCGCTAAGCTTGATAAGCATAAGCTTGACACCGATGTAATATCTACTAACCGTGCAGGTAAGCGGTGGTTTGGTAATCATCCACTATTGAATAGTAGCATATGTGCATCTACTATACCACTCACTGCAGATGGTAAATGGTTTAGTGATATGGATAAGGTGGCTGATACAGACCCACAGCATCATTTATTTCTGCGTGCTTCTGCAAAGCAGAACAAGCACAATCTATCTGATGATTGGTTTGATGTGCAGAAGTCAATCATGTCTAAATACTTGTATGATATTGAGATACTGAACATAAGACCAGCATCAGTGGCTAATGGTTTCTATGGCCAATTAGATGCAAATCAGCATTACTACATCAATAACAACTATAATTTCATTGATTTAGCGAATAAAGATTTCAACCCTAAATCACTTACATGCGATGCTGATGGGGATCATGACCCTAAGTTGCCGCTTATATGTGGTGTAGATTGGGGAGCGCGGATCAATAGCATGGTGGTAATGCAGAAACTACCGCGCAGAATCAATGTGCTCAAGAACTTCTTTGTTAAGCATCCGCGTATATTAGATGATCTTGTTGCAGATTTCTCAGCATATTATGCAAGCCGATCTAATAGAACTGTATTGCTTTACTATGATAGATCTGGTAACAATAGACAGGCAAACAGTAAGCTAAGCTATGCCGAGCAAATGCAGATTGCATTTAAGAAACATGGATGGAATTGCCAGCTAATGACGCTGCATCATCTGGACCCAGCACATAAGGATAAGCACTTGGTTATCAACCTTGCATTGAAGCAATATGAATCATCTAAACTACCAATCATCAGAATCAATAAAGAGAATTGCAGAGAGCTGTGCATATCAATGGAGAATGCCGGTGCAATTGATTATGGCAATGGTGAGGTAAAGAAAGATAAATCAACCGAGCGATCTAAGTCATTGCCTCAAGAGTACAGCACACACCTTAGTGATGCATTTGATATTCCGATGTACAACATTTACAAACCATTACTTGAAAACAGAATGGCACACGTAGACTTCACTGTTATCAATAGGTAGCATTCATATTTCCAAATCAAATTGCACTGCAACTAAGCAAATCGGATAGGGCGAGGCAGGTTTGTTTTCGGTCAAAATATTTGGCCGCGCTCAAAATTTTAGTTAAAACTTTGATTGATACTGATATACAGTGTTTTAAGTGTCGTTTTGGATGTATAAACACCGTTTTTATGGTGTCCTTTCATAGCTGAGATGGTGTAATGAAATTTGAATCATGCAAACGATGCGATTGATTGACTGCTTGAGATTGATGGAAGGTGTAAACCGTGATAAATCACGTGTTTCATTTGGAATCAAAGGCGTAAAGTTTAATAGACGCATGCGTAGAGGTGGGGCAACATATGCTTATGATAATTGCACACTGCCTTACGAATTACTACCAACATCTAAATCACAGAAACTAACGCTTGAAAAAGAAAAAGTGAAGCGGAAGCCAAACCACTTTGAAAATGCTACGCGCAATATCAAAATGGCAACACATAACGATTTGAAAAAGATCAATATATGGCTGATTACTCACTTTTCATTTGAGGGTGTTGAATACGATATTATACACTGATGGCAAAGAAGACAACAAACAGACGTGATCCAGTGCCACCGCATATTATCACTCATATAGATGCTAACATCTACCACCTTGAAAAATCAAGAACAGTGGTAAAGATGGAAGCAGAAACGGATAGCACGCCCAATACTTATGTGCAGCCAAGAGATTACACTGAATCTGTTAAGCTTAGCGAAAAAAAAGCGCCTGCATTAAAATTGAAAATGTCAGCGTGGACCACTCAGAATAATTGGCCACAAGTAGTGCTTGAAAAGTTATCTACTGCATCACTTGCTAAGAGAGCACTAAAGGTGCGCATGGAAGATATGTATGGCAAAGGCTTGATGCTTTACACATTAGATTATGCTGATCAAAAGCGTGGGTTCAATTTCTTAAACCCAACTGAGCCAAGCTATAAGCTGATTCATGAGTTTCTTAAACGCAATAACTATAAGCGTTTTCTTAAGAAAACCATAAGAAACATTGCCTATTTTGATATGCGTGTTACTGAAATGGTGGTTGATAGTAAAGCGAAAATTGCAACTATCAGCGCTAAAGATTTGGACTGCTGCCGTTTTGGATATGATTCTACTGGTGCGAAATGGTTAGTTTATTCATCAGAATACCGAAAGGGCCAAAATACACCAGCGCTTAAGTATTATGGTGATGATAAAAATGCAGAAGCTATACCAGTATTGCCAGAAGATTATTTGGGCGATGTTGATATGGCAAAGAAATGGGTAGCTGATAATAAGCTTCAAAAGTTTGCTGTAGTTAGTGTCATTGATTCATTGGGTAGAGATACTTACCAAGATGCAGACTGGCATGCCATCATCAGAACTAAGGCTATTGATCAGCCAAACAATATTGCGAAGTATAAGAACGCAATAATGGATAACCAGATGACGGTGAAGTATGCCATCATCGTAGCTGAGGAATATTTTCAAACCAAGTATGGTGATGAATGGGGCTCGATGAAGCCAGAAGATAAGCAAAAAAAGCGCGAATCATTTCTTGAAACGATAGATGAAGTGCTTGCTGGTGCCGAAAATGCAGCCAAAAGCATTATGATTCCTGCAATTGCGGGTCAAAATGGTGAGCTTATTCGATACATTAAGATCGAAGAAATCAGCAATAACTTCAATGGTTCAAGCCTATACATAGCTGATTTAGATAGCGCCAACAATGTAATTTTAAAAGCTATTGGTGTAAACCCGGCTAAGATTGGCCATGGTGCAGTTGGCACCCAAATGGGAGCTGGAAGCGGTAGCGATATCAGAGAAGCGCAAACGGTTGACTCAAATAGCCACCAATTTAGCCATGATATGATTGTTGAGGACTTAGAATTTGTGAGAGATTACAATGGCTATGATCCTGAAATACAATTTGGTTTCCCACAAGTTCAATTAACCACACTTGACCGCAACCCTACTGGTCAGCAAACTATGATGTAACCATGGCGATACTTAAGAAATTGTTGATTGAAGATAAAAGCCAGCTAGAAGATCACATAAGCAACCTGCAGAGTGGCTTAGAATATGACAGCATTAAAAGCGATATACAACGGGCTCAAGATAAATGGCTGAAAAACTCACTGAGCTTACCGCTGCTAACCAAACTATGCGAAGCTTATGACCAAGATGATGAATCAAGCTTAAGCAGCTCTGCGTCTTCTTTTTCGCTTTACAGTGAAGTATATTACGAAGATGCAAAGTACTTATCGCAGCAAGCACTGGCTTATTTTGCGTATTCACTTTACATAAACCGTGCATTTGCGGCTGTAAGCAATACCAACATCCACACAAAAGCCATCGAAGGCACGCAGCCGCTTACTTACTTTGAGCGCCAAGAGCTGTCGCAAACTTATTTGGAGCAAGCATTGGAGCTGCTTGACAACTTGTATGCGTATTTAGAACTAAATATTGATGCTTTTCCTGAATGGGAAAATAGCAAAGCATACACTGAATACCATTCGCTATTCATAAAAACAGCTAGTGAGTTTAGCGAGCTGGTCAATATCAATGACAGCCGCAGAACGTTCAAGCTTTTGCGCACCGAAATGGAATATATTGAGGGGATCACGCTCACAAACTATTTGAGTGCTGCGCTTATCGCTGAAATAAAAGCTGAATTGGCTAAGGCAGAACCAAGTCCAAAGTTTGTAACGCTCAATGGTTATTTAAAGCGACACATTGCCAACGCATCAATAGTGCGGTTGATGAAATCTCATTTGGTTAAAATTGATGCGCAGGCGATCATTCAAATTGAAACGGCTGGTGATCATATCGACAAAAAGTATCAAGCTGACAGAGCAGACGTAAGTGCTAAAGCCGCATTTCATCAATCTGCTGCAGATGAATGGCTCAATGAAGCCAAAAAATACCTGAATGCTAATGCATCATCATTCACAAACTACACTGCTGATGATGCAAGCACCTGGACACGCAACGATCTCGCAAATCAAACCGGTAAAACCATAGGATTTTAATCATGAAAGAACACTACAAAGAGGCTTTTGATCACATGTTTGCTCACGAAGGTGGATATGTGAATGACTCGACAGATAGAGGTGGTGAAACCATCTTTGGTATCGCACGCAGATTTCATCCAACATGGTCTGGTTGGGCAATTATTGATCAAGCCAAGCGAGCTGGAAGAGAACTCACGCAAGACGAATTGCATACGCTCAAGATTCATGCGGCTGATTTTTACAAGCGCGTGTTTTGGAATCCACTATCACTTGACTTTATAGAGTCAAAAGCTGTTTGTATAGAGCTTTTTGATACTGCAGTAAATCAAGGTGCAGGCACTGCGGCAAAGTATTTACAAGAATCTTTGAATGTGCTCAACAGAAATGGATTGAACTATCCAGATTTACGAGTGGATGGTAAGATTGGACCAAAAACATTGGAAGTGGCAAACAATAAGGTAAAAGAAGCCGCATTGCTAAAAACGCTGAATGGTTTACAGTTCATGAGATATTACAACATCTGCGTGAATGATCGATCACAAGAAAAGTTTTTCAATGGTTGGTTGAATAGAGTTAATTTCTAAACACATGGAAAAGAAGCCACTAAAAGACACCAAGTTTGGACAATTTTTGTCCAAAGCAGGTGAGCAATTAAAGGACAAAGGACCAGAGTTGTTGCAGATTGGAATGCAAGCCGCAAGCGGTAACATCATTGGTGCCATTGCTTCTACCAAAGAAATGCTTTTGAATCATCAGGATAGAGATTTATCAGATCCATTGCTCATAGAATTGCGACAACGCGAGCAAGAATTTGAGCTTGAGCTATACCGATTAGAAGTAGAAGACCGAAATAGCGCACGCAATCGTGAAATAGAAGTGGCAAAAACTGGCCGTCAAGATTGGATGATGACCGTTACCGGATTAGTTGGGCTTGCCAGTTTTATGATCATGGTGTTTGCTGTGATATTTATCGATGATGTTGAGAATAATGATTTATTCATTCACTTGATTGGTATGATAGAAGGTGTGGTAATTAGTAACATATTCAGTTACTACTACGGCACCAGCAAAAGCAGCAAAGACAAACAAGACACCATTAATAGCAAGCTGTAGCATGAGAAAAGTTAGCATAAACCACCGCGTGTATCAAGTGCCGGAGACTTGGAATGAAATGACCAAGCTGCAAGCCATTGTTTGTAGCCGTGCCGTGGTTGAGTTTATGCGCTTGCATGCTACCATTAAGAATGAAACCTTGCTTGAAGCAAGAAAAGCAGATGTGCGCGTGCGCCTCATGCCATACTTACTGGGTGTGAATCAATACCGATGGCAGCGCATCAGAAAACATACTGAGCCAACTGAGCTTGCCACGCTCATGCTATTGGCAGATGTAGTGTTTGCAGATTATCGAATGACAGATGCATATCTGCAGCTAAACCATCGCATGCATCCTGACGATTACCAGGACAAGGTAGATGCTATTCAACGTAAGTTGCTACTTACTAAGCAGCACTTGCATCAGTTTAGATGGCCAGCTTATTTGGGCGATGTATACCATGGTCCTGATACCAACTTTGCCAACATGACCATTGATGAACTGCGCTATGCAGATAACTTCTTTATGAAAGCGCAGGTAGATGCCAATGATGATTACATAGATGCATTGATTGCAGTGATGTATCGCAAAGCAAGTAAGAAAGCCGTAAAAAATACTGCTGATAAACGCGAGCCATTTGATGAGTTTACCGTGATTGGCCGCGCTAAGAAGCTAAAGAATTTACCGGTTGGGCTTAAGTATTACATTTTCATGTGGTATAAAAGCAACCGCGCTGCGCTTGAGCTTAGATATCCGTATGTATTTAAACGCGATGGCAAGAAACCAGCACCAGGACAACCGCAAGGTTTTGGACCAATCATATTGGCAACCAGCGGAGCCAAGTTTGGCACTTACGATCAAACAAAAAACGTGCTTGCACATGTATTTCTGCTTTCGCTAAACCAAGAATTGCGCAATGCCGAAGAGCAAAACCGAAAACAACAAATACCAGCTTAACCATGCCAACACTTACCATATCTGCTTTGTATGATTATTTCGAATCATTTAGCCGAGAATTAAAAGCCATTAACCATATTGATGATGGTGCTAAACCTTCGTTTATGGACGATGAAGAGTTTGTGGAGAAAAAAGACAATGTAAAATACCCTTGCATGGTGCTTGATATTCCAGATATTACGCCAGTAGATGAAGGCTCTGAAAATTATCAAGACTATTTTGATTGCGGTGTTACCGTATTTTATGAGTTTAATGAAAAAGGTAGGTATGCCAACATGCGCAAAGCATTGGATAATAGCCGCGCAGTATTACGGTCTGTGATGGCACGCTTGCGCAAAGATGATAAACTACCCAGCAGCGTTGTTCACAATATGTTTAAGGTAGCCGATGTGCAGCGCCTTGAGCGCATACAGCATAGCAGTTCAAACATCATTGGTTTTCGCATGCCATTTCTTTTAAAACCTCACCTTGATTTAAGCGAAGATGAAACCGAGTTGATATTATGACTTTAGATTTAACCCAAAAGGATATTGATGATTTTCTTTATGTATCAAGTTCATCAGCTTTAGAAGTTTTAGATGGATTTGATCATGATAAAAGGATAATGGGTCTTACTTTGGGTAAATTTTCATTAATCGATCTTATAAAAGCCGTGCTTGATATCATTGGACCAAGTTCTGTAAAGGTGGTAACTTGGAGTGCTGGTGTAAAAGATGCCAAAAAAGTAGCATGGCTTAAAGATTCTAAACTTATTACTGATTTTACGATAATTACCGATCATAGTTATGTGACCAGACAAGTATGCAGTTACTTTAACAGAATTATTTGGATCTGAAAACATAAGGACCAGCGAGATACATGCAAAATTTACATTGATTAAGGGCGAAAGTCATAATGTGGTGATTAGAACTAGCATGAATTTAAATGCAAACGCTACTTGTGAGACTTTTGAAATAGACGAAAGCAAACGTATTTATGCATTCTATTCTGAATTTATAGATAACTTGAAAATACACATGCCGGAAGGTTTTGAAAAGAGTTCGAAAGTGGCTAATAAAGTATTGAAAAAGCTTTTTTTAGAAAAGCAAAAAGATAATTGTGATATTTCATCATTGCTAAAAAAGCATAGCGACTACAATTTTTAATTCATCGAAATATTGTCACCGCTTTGAGCAATAATATTGTTTTTCGAATCCATTAATGAAAAATCAATGTGCACTTTTAATATTCTGAATATTTTAATGAGCGAACTGATTTGATAATCTTTCCCATTAATTATGTTATAGATTACTTGTTTTGAAATTCCACTTTGTGCTGCCAGGTGTTCGATAGGTATTTTGCGTGCTTTTATCATTATTTTCACGCCTTCGCCTATTTTTTTCAGTGCTATTTCTGAGTATTGATCCATATCATATATTTTTTTCAGCGCAAAACCCCGATGCCGTAAGGCCATCGGGGCGCATCCTCGCTAGAACTTAGCGAGAAACTAGCGAGATTTTAAAGTTCAATTTCTGTTATAGTCAAGCTTAAACCATCAATTATTTTTTCTTCCGTTGGTCTGTTTTTGAAGTGATTCCACTTCCAATCGCCAGAATACAAGGCTTATTTACAAGCGTCAAGAATTTCTTGATCCGTTAAGCCGCTAAGCTCGTCAGCAGTTAACAAAACAGAGTAATTAGTTCTAAAATTTGACTCTTCGTTACCAGTGATCAAGTCGCTTTCATATTTAAAGTCGTTGAATGGCCACTGACCGCCATATCCTATTTGCGAAAAATTGCGAGCATATCCTACATATTTTTCGTAATTCCAGCTAATAATAACATCGCCAACTACCGATGTTCCTTCATTTGTTGCTACTTCTATCGTATTATCTTTTTCGTGATACAACTCTGTTAAGTCGCTTAGTTCGATTTCTTCTTTACTTTCAAAAAGCTCTGTAACTTCTTCTAAGTCAAAAATGCAATGCTCGGTAATGGCTGAAAATCCTACTTCAAGATTAATCTCTTTTGCTGCAGCTTCAGCGGCTTCAAATGTTAAGTGATAGCTCAGTTCTGATGTTATAGGATCAGCGGTGTTTTCCGAACGGTAGGCCATCGCTGCGTAGATTACCGCTTCGTCTTCTTTGGTTTCGATTTGGTTTAATTTGATTGTTTTCATAACTGCTAAGTTTTTGTTGTTAGTATTTCTTTGTGTTTTTCTTATAGAACAAATATAAGACAAAAACCATATACCGTCCAAGTATTTAGACGAAAAATATTCAAAAAACACTGAAATTTAACATTTTTACGTGTCCTTTCGCACCCCATTTTGCATGCCTAAATTTGAATAATGTTGACAGGGGAGAACTTAAGCCGCTTTAATGCAGACGTGAAAACCGTGGGTGATAAGATGCTTGCATCTATGAAAACACGCATGCCACGTGATCATGGTGAGCTAGCCAATAGCGCTAAGGTAAAAACCAAGCAACGCTATGGCCGCACAGAGCGCATCACATTTTCTTTTGCCAGGCACGGCATTTTTGTAATGAAAGCAGTAGGCCGAGGCGTTAAGGTTGGCGAATCATCTAGCCGAAAAGCAACTGACTTTTACAATCCAGCTATCAACGCACACATATCTGAGCTTGAAAACATTGTTGATCAATTCATCAATAATGAAGTAGCTCTATCCATCAAAATTGGTTCATAATGGCTACTGCTGCAAAAAAAGTTCAATATTCCATTTTCATTGATGATAAAGGCGCACAGAATACGCTTCGCAATTTGCTCAACCAAAAGCGCCAAATCAACAATGCGCTAAAGGATATGAAAATTGGTAGTGATGAATACATCAAAGCCACCGAAAAATACAAGCAAATTGATGGTCAGCTTAAGGAGCACAAAGCAAACCTGGGCGCAGTTACTCAGCAACAAAAAGAATTGGTAACTCAATCTGGCTTATTTAGCCGCGAGCTTGCTGTGGTAAATGGTGTTTTGGGTAAAACAAAAGCGGCTGTAAATCTTGTGCGCCTATCATTTGTATCACTGAAAGGCGCTATTGCCGCCACTGGTATTGGCTTGCTCATTATAGCACTGGCCAGCTTGATCAGCTATTTTACCAGCACCAAGCGCGGTGCCGAGTTGCTTGATAGAGTTATGGCTGGTATCAAAGCCACCACTGCTGTGCTTATTGATCGATTCAGTGCCCTAGGCGAAACCATCATTAACGCCATCAGCTCACCACAAAAAGCCATCAAAGACTTTGGTAATCTAATCCAAACCTTTGTTCAAAGCCGCATTGAGTTGGTTATGAAATCCATAAGCGGTTTTGGAAATGCGCTCAATCTGTTGTTTGAAGGTGAATTTAAAGCCGCATCGCAAGCCGCTGGTGATGCATTCATTGATTTGAATAGAGGTATTAACCCCACCGCCATGATCATTGAAGGCGTGGTAGATGCTACCAACGCACTCATTGATTCTACTACCAGTGTTATTGAAGAAATAAATGCAGAAGCACGTGCAGCTTATGAACTTGAAGCAGCTATGCAGCGCTTAGTAGACCGTGAACGTGAGCTAAGGGTAGAAGAAGCAGAAACCCGTAGAGATATTCGCGCTAAGCGATTATTAGTAGAAGATGAAACGCTTAGTTATGAAGATCGCTTAAAAGCACTGACCGATGCGGTAAAAATGGAGCAGGAGCTAAATGCAAACCAACTTGCAGCCGCACGCGAAAGGGTGCGCATTATATCCGAGCAAATTGCATTGGGCGAATCGATGGCCGAAGATTATGACCGATTAGCTGATGCTCAAGTGGACTTGGCAAACAAAGAAGCCGCATCGCTCAAACTACAAAAAACACTGCAAGCCGAAGTAAACACGCTCATGCGCGAGGCAGCTTCTGAAAAAGAAAAGGCAGCAAAAGCATTAGAACAAGAAAACCAGAAAAAAGAAGAGCAACGCATTAAAGACATTGAAGCGCGTCAGTTGCTAGAAGATGAAATGTATATGATCCAGCTCAGTGCAATGGATAGAGAAATTGCCGCTCTGATGCAAGCATATGAAGAAAAGGCTGCGCTAGCTGAAAAATACGGGCTTGATACCAAGGTATTTACTGAAAAGCTTGAAAACGACATTTCAGCGATCAATAAAAAATATCGTGATTTAGAACTTAAGGCCGATGAGGAACAAGCTAAAAAACAAATGGAATTAGCACGATGGCGTGGTGAGCAACAAAGAGCTATTGTATCAAGCGGTGCTGATTTACTGTATGCATTTAGCGACTTGGTAGGCCGTGACACAGTGCGTGGTGCTAAGCTTGCCCGTACTGCAGCCCTATTGCAAATTGGTGTTGATACAGCCAAGGCAATTTCATCTGCCACCGCAGCATCATCTGCTAATCCTGCAAATGCGGTTACGTTTGGCGGTGCTGGTATTGCGCAATTTTTATCTATGTCAGCTACCATATTCGCTAATATAGCTCAGGCCAAAAAGTTACTTTCTGAACCCTTACCAACCTATACACCCACAGCAGCACCGAGTTTTGCGGTTGGTGGTTTCACCGGTAGTGGTTTTGGCTCGCCAGATAGCTCAGGTCATAAACCTGCAGGTGTGGTGCATGCCAATGAATATGTTGTACCTGCATGGATGACCACATCACCAGCATATGCCAATACGCTCAACTATTTAGAGCATGCGCGTAAGCAAGGTATGCGCGGCTACGCCACGGGTGGTTTTGTAAGCGATAGCACTGCGCCAAGTGCTGGACAAGATATGCTGGTAAATGCAGTAATAGCACTTAATCAAACACTTCAAAATGGCTTATTTGCTCGCTATGATGATTATGAAGTGAGACAAATCACCAAGGTTCAAACTGATCTGAACGCAATTCAAAACAACGCAACGCTATGAGCACCACATTAACTACATATCCACCAGCGCTTTCACTTAGTGATGATCCATTGATGTTTGGCATTAAAGCCGACAATGCATTTGGCAACACTGGTACTTATTCGCGCAAGCGTATTCGAATTACAGGAAACCCAAGCGCATCAGATAGTTTTACACTTGATTTTGATGGCATAGAGCAAACATTTACCTGCGCAGCATCTATTGACGAAAGCGGTTTGCAATTCAGAACTAACGCAGGAGCTGTGAGCACTGCCCTTTATATTCAAAATGTGCTTGCGGTTGATTTAGCGCTCAATTATTACATCAGCACCTATTTTACTTTGAGCTATCAATTGGGCGATGGTGGCGAACATCTATTGGTATTTACGGCTAAAAATTACGGTCCAGAATATGATATTTCGCTTACAGAAAGTGTATCATGGATGGTAGACTATGATTTGGTAAATGGCGTGGCTATTTCCATTGCTACCAATCACCGTGTGTTGTTAGATCTTCATATTGAAGAAACATATTTGAGTGGCACTTTCAATAAATTGGTGCAGTTAAATGCTCCGGTATATGATCAAAGTGAATCAAGCACTAGCGGTAGTGGCCTTGAAATATTAAATGCTGCTTGGTTTGATGTTGGGCGATTCTTAAAGCGCTATTTCAGCTACGATTTACCATCATATACGCTAAATGATGTGCAAGAAATCAATGCCAATGTGGTTAGATTTAAGGTATCTCACGCTGAAAAGTTTGGCGATCCTGCACGTGCTACACAAGTCACCAGACCAAGCACCGTTTGGATAGCGATGAATGGCGGTACACAGTTTCCATTTGTGTATACCAATCCTGAAATTTGGGCCGATTGGCTTAGCGCTGGCCGATTCTTAACATGGGCGCCTACCAGCAAAACCATTGATACAAATCAGCGCGATTACTTGTATCTGTACGCAGCAGAAACAGAGACATATGCACTCAATGTAAAGATTTACTACAGCGATGGCAGCTCCAGTGATTGGATAGAGGCATACAGCATCAGCACCACAGCTTCAAGCGTGCTTTGCTTTCCTATTAACTATACTGAAACGGCATTGGCCAATGCAGATGGCGCTAAAACAGTGCTTTATTTTAAAGTGCAAGCCACTAACGAAAACAGTTTTGAAAGTGAGATTCGCACTTATAAACTTGAATTTGTACCACGCTTAGACACATCATTCATCTACTTTTTCAATTCGTTTGGTGTGCTTGAGTGTCAGCGTTTTGTTGGTTTAACCAAAACCGATGAGGTAAATGCCAATGTGATTGATGGCAGCATTACGCCATTTGACAGCAAGTATGCGCCACAAAACTTGGCATTGATCACTGATGATAATAAACAGTGGGAAGTAACTTCACCCGTAATTCCAAAAGCCTGGGCAAACCACATGCGCGATTTATTGCTGAGCGAGCGCACATATGTAGCCAACAATAATGATTTTGAGCCTATAGTGCTTACATCGCGCAGAATCACCAAATCACAAACCAGAGAGAGTGGATATGTAGTAAACATATCATTTGTAGAATCTAGGAAAAACAAACATCACAGCGCATGATTGCCATAAAAGTGGGTAGCGAATGGCTTGATATTGCCAGCCAAAATATTTCGCTGCTAAAAACATCACCTATTTTTTCAGCCAATAGCATCTATGGCGAATATTCTGATTTGCCATTTGTGCTGGCCGACACACCAAAAAACCATGCTATCTTAGGTTTTCCTGGTGATAAATTGGTGAGTGCTGGCGGCCATAGAGTAGACTGCACAGTATTTCTCAACAATAACTTTCTTTCCAATGGCAAATTGGTGGTTAAATCGGTCAAAAAAAACATTCAAGTCTATCTTATAAGCGGACCAAGCATATTGAGCCAAGAATTGAAATCTACGAACATCAGAGATATCGATTGGCAACCAGTGAGCTATAAAGATCGCATGCTGCCATCTGTAATAGTAGAAATGACTGGCACCGAAGATTTAACGGTGTACTACGTTGACACGGATTTTCGCGAGCGCGTTGATGCTTCATTAAGTGGTTGGAAAACAATCGATATTACCAATACATGGGATGGCATGAGTTCACCAGAAGTGCAGCCAATAGTTGACGATATCAATGATCAATACGCTGCTGGCACCATTCCTTTTTATGCTGAGCGTTTGAGCGATGTAGAAATACGATTGATCAATACGCTCTTTTATTATGGCGAACCAGGTGCGCAAGAGTTTTTGGTGAGCAGCATAAATGGCCAAGCTGGATGGGATTGCACCGATGAGCGCACGGGCGAAACCGATATTTATGATCTGTGGGAATCATTTATGGATGATTGCATCACAGATACATCTCAGCCATTGGTTTTTCCATGCATGCGCAATGATGCCAATCCTGAAAGCATGGCGCGTTATTACATCAATCACTATCATCCCACTTACGGTTATCAGCAAACATCTGGTCGTATCGTGAGCCCATTGTATCGTTTGAGCTATATTCTTAAAGGTGTTTTTAATCAAATAGACTTCACTTACCGTGGCGCGCTATGGAGCAATGATTGGTTTAACAGCCTTTTGCTATTCACCAATTGCATCTATGATATGAAGCGATTCATACAATGGTTTCCAGACATGGGTGAGCCTATGCAAATAAATGTAGGACCGTTTTTGCCTTCCATCAATGTAAATGATTTTTTGCGAGCCATAGAAAAAGCCATAGGAGTAGTGTTTTTTATTGATAGCCGCACCAATGAGGTGCAGGTAAACTACCTGAATGAAATACTTGATTCGCGCAAATATTTTGAGATAGATGGTAAACTGGTAGGCGTGCCAGAGATAAGTTTTCAACCTGAATACGGATCTGGTTTTACAATTGGTAGCAGTATAGATAGTGCAGATGAAGTTACTTCTAGTAATAAGAGCATCTATGAATATACGGTAACTCAAACTGCTGATACCGCTGCAGAACTTGATACTGTAAATGCTGTTTTTCAAGATTTAGCACACGTGGTAAGCGAGCGTGCTATTTATCAATTTAATGCTACTACGTGGGTATTTTATGAGCGATTAAAAGATATTTATGAAGTAGGCAATGGAGCAAATGATGCCACTACTGCTTGCGCAGATATTGAAATGATTGATGAAGAAGACATCACATCACTTGCGGCAAGAGAATGGTTGATACCTTATGTAAATCAACCCGTTTCGAAAGATATTTTGTTTTTCGATACTACATATGAGCGTTTTGAGACCAACGCAATTAAGCTGCTAATTTATCATGGAATGCAAAAGGATAGCGAAGATAACGATTACCCTTATGCCAGCCAATTAGCTACCGATTATGCCGGTGATGCTATTGCGAGTAAATCATTGAAGTTTAATGATGCGCTGCCTGTGCATGCAGATTTTAAGCGCTGGTATAATGCATTGCTCAGCGCTAGAGATACATCAATGAAGCTATTGCTCACAGATGAAGAAATACAAAGCATCACGCCATTGACCATTTTGCGCCAGCGCGATGCTAAATATGTGATCAAAAGCATCAATCCAATGTTTACCTCTGGGGTGAAAACCATGGTAGATGTTGAGGCATATTTGATGCCGTAACTATAAAAAACGCCACTCGAAAAATCCTTCTTCAAACTTGATGGATCTTTCTGTTTCAAAATGATTGAATTTACCGATGTGATTATTTCTAATAAAGAAGAAAGGAGTGTCATTTACGCTGTAAATCTTATCATTTCCATCAATTTCAAGTGAACAATGTTCTGCTATAAATTTTCTACATTCTTCATCATCATTGAATGTATATCCTTTTTTTTCTAAAGCTAGTATGAATAATTCATTAAGATTATGCATATGCTTATTATGAATTTCTTCATATAATTTTTGAATGGTAACATCTAAAAGTGGAGACACATCTAAATCTAGAAAAGATTGAATTTGCATTTTAATCGGCTTTATTTTTTCTGGCTTCATATTAAATACATTAATCTTCAAAAGGAATTTCATAGATGGCTGTGGCGCTAGGATAGTTACCACAAACGCGAGATTTGGTAACGGTGTCGCCTTTGAATATAAGCCAAGCGGTAACACATGCATCTTCATGTATGCTTTGCACACTTACGTAAAGCAGATCTTCGCTTTTAGCTTTAAACTCGGTAGTGAGTGAAGTGCTTTCTACAAAAGTTGTTTGGCTTGCAGAGCCTGGGTAAAAGTTGGTAACGTTAATGCCAGACTTGTTGCTTTTTACAAGATAAATAGCGCTGCCGCGTTGGGTGTTTTGTTTGCTGCATCCGATTAATAGCATAGCTGCCATGAGGGTGGTAATAAGATGTGATTTCATTGGGTGTGAATTATTATAACAAAGTTATTTGTTTTTGTTTATTTACAGTTGATTCGATTTTTTACACATGGCATACTATTTGTAACGTAAATAACCTCAAATGTTACATTAATTGTATAGTAAAATTAAGTTCAAAGCCTAAATTATTCACTTCTTCGTTTCGCAACATAAAAGGAGTGGAGTATTCCATTCAACAATTTCTTAATTAACAATATCCCAAAGTGTCTTACGATTAATGCCGAGCCGTTTAGCAAATTCACCTTTTGTGACTTGCTGTTCCATAATTCGCTGTTCGATGAAGTGGCCAAAATGAATTTTTTTCATGGTACGTGTATTGCCTCAAAACTCTTGAATTGTCTAGGTTTTTGTAACATATTTTCATTCAAATACTACCTCAATTGGGGTTAAAATGGTAATATTTATTTGCGTATGTTACTTTTTTGAAACACCTTCGTCAAAAGTTTACTGAAAGTTTACTGAAAGTTTACAGAAGTTTACTTGGGAAAACTTCAAACTCCATCTTATAAAACCGTGCCAAATGCAAAATTCATTTACACCAGAACACATTGATCTAATCAATAAAAACCTAAAACGTGGCGATAAAGCAGACATTGCCAGCGAGTATGGCGTGAGCAGAACATATGTAACGCGAGTGCTTGATGTTAATGATCATGATGCTTATTCAGAAGACATTTTAAGCGCATTGCTTACACGTGCGCTCGAAAACAGAGAAGCGCACCATAATGCTCACATGAGCCAATTACTAAAAGTAGAGCAGCTATCTGCGCTCACTGAAACTGATATCTATTAATACCTCAAATACCATGGACATTTTCACTACCGAAAACGTGGCCAAAGTAATAGACTCGGGTTACGCCATTGTAAAGACACAACGCAGATTAAATTGGAGCAAAATGCGTGTTGAAATGCGCGCTTTGGTGAAAGAATCTTTTAGCGAAGATTTTAAACCACTCACCGATTGGATGATACCAAACAATTATTGGTTGAAGCTGAATGATTTGCGCAACGATAGGTTGAATCTCATAATAGACTGAGCCATGACAGCACTGCAATTTTTGAAAACAGTAGTGAAAGTGCGCGCCTACTTATTGCGCACTGGCAAAAGCCTGAAAAATGAGGCTGAAATGCATCAAAAGCTTAAGCCATTAAAGGCTTGGGTAGATGCCTATAAAAATGCGCCTGAACATGGTGCGCTTAACATGATTAGAAAATACCGCAGTGAAATTGCTGATTTATTGCCAGGCATGGATAGCAAATGCGGACCTCAATTACATCAAGAATTTAACAGACTTACCTCTAATTAATATACCATGAAAAGTAACTGGATCACATTAGTGCCTTATGGCCAACAGATATGGCTAAACATTGGCTTTCAATGCATTTGGCTTAACAAAAAAAACATGGTGGTATCATCACCAGAACCTGAAACAGAAGGTTGGCAAAAAAATGGCCGCTACGCATTTCGCATTAGCGATCAAGATGCAAAAGACTTGATGTATGAGTGGATGTATAATGGCCCGTTTGTTATGGAGCAAAACGAAAGAGGCGACCAAAGTTTAATGCGTATGCCTGTAGACGTTCAGTTTGCGATAAGGAAAGCAGAGAGATCTTCTGAGTATAAAACCATGCAAAAATGGAGAACCAATGCTGCGTAATTTAAAGTACGATCCTATGCCAATACTTACGGCCAAAATAAACGAAAGTGATGCGAAAACAGCATTGAAAGTGAGCATCACAAAGTGTAAAGCAGATTCGTCAAAAGCGAAAACGATAGAGGGTTTTTCAATGATTTTTAATGACTACTGCATTTTGGTTCAAAAGTACTTGTATGTACTAAATCTACCGGTAGAGCATTTTAAAAATCAAATACTTGATGACAATGAATTTAAGGGCATGATGAATGTGAATTTGCCCAATTGGAAATCAATATTTGATGAAATTGAATCTAAGCAATGCCTGTATTGCCAGACAGAAAACCACGCATTTGAGAGCTTTTGCAAAAGCTGCAATACCTACATGCCCAAGTAAATTTTTTAGTAACACCTTAATTAATTTATACTATGGCTAAATCACGGCCAATACTATTTTCTACAGATATGGTGCAAGCCATTCTTGACAACAGAAAAACACAAACCAGAAGGGTTGTGAAGCCGCAGCCATCAAGCAGAATCTAACGCTCGTGTCTCAGCTTGATTTTCACCAAATAGCGCCCGAACTGCGACAAGATTATGAGCTAAACATGATCTGCCTCATGCTAAAACATCCTGAATGTATTGCGTCTGTTGCCGATGTGTTATCTGCAAATAACTTTAAGCACAAACTGCCATCAATATCTGGTGGCAGTGTGGCGCTTAGTGTGGTTTACAACTGCATTATTAAGCTTTGGGCAGCCGAGCCGGTAAATGTGCTATCGCTAACCATTGCCATGAACAACGCAGCCATAGCTAATGCTGGCGCCATGCTTGCTTATGACCTGGCTGCTATTTGCAAACACGATTTGTTTTTGGTGAGCAATGCTAGTTTTCACGCATTTGTTCTACTGCAAGAAGATTTTTACACAGCTGCCAAAAAAGCAATTGAAAACTGCAGAAGTGCGCTCATGAAAATGCTGACGAATGCGGCTATCAGTCCAACAGAAGCGCTGGCCAGAGAAAAGTACCTTGATTTTATCAGCGATATATTCAATGATAGCAACGCCATTTTTGAATCGATAGACAAAGCTGTGAGTTTCTATGAGAAAGCAGAACTAGAAATGGAGCTGGCCGAGTTTACAGAGCTAAATCGATTGATCAACAGCCGCGTGAGATTGATTGCAAACAGAAACAAAGTGCAGCACATGCTAAACAGAGCCAGCGAAGTGGCTATGCTTGACAGCCGCAGCAAAACAGGCATGCGCATTTTGGTGAGCGCCATGCTTAAACTGCTAAATCCAACCAAAGATCACCAACCATTATTAACCCAACTTGAAGCACTAAAACTGTGAATACTGTAATAAACATACAAGACCATTTTAAAGGCAGCAACGCAGCCGCAACCATCAGCACACAAGATTTAGCCGCTGAGCTTGAAAAGCGCCAGCTCGAAAATGTATTTCCGATAGATGTGTTTCACAAAGCTATACAGCCATATATGCAAGCCTTGATTGAGCATTATGATTTACCACGCGCTTATGTAGGATTGAGCATGCTTACAGCTTATAGCAGCGCCATAGGCACATCATACGCGGTGAAGCAGAGCCAAAACTTAACCTATTTACCAATTTGGGGTTGTTTAGAGGGTATTTCAAGCTCTGGTAAATCATTGGCAATGGATATGATTTTGAAGCCACTGTATAGCATTCAAGAAAAGTATGATCGCCAGTGGAAAGAAAAGCAAGATGATGATAATTTATCGCGTGAAGACTTGAAATATGAGCGATTGATGACAGCCGTGGTGCGCGATGTGCACATTAGCACCTTGGTAAGAAGTGTGATGCCAGACAATCCAAAAGGCGTAACTAAGATAGCAGACGAAATATTGGAGTGGATCAACGGTATGAACCAGCTCAGCCGAAAAGAGGGCACAGATGAGCAGTTTTATTTGTCAGCTTGGAACTGCAGACCGTATTCCGGTATCAGATCCGGAAAGGAGAAATTCTCTATTCCTAGACCATTCATCAATGTAGTTGGTGGTATTCAGCCCACTATTATGTACAAGCTCTTTAAAAATGACAGAGATACCACTGGTTTCATTTTCAGACTGCTATTTGCGGTGCCAGAAAAGGTGAAAATAGCCCAACCAGACAGCAGCTATGTTTTTGAAGAAGAGTTAGAGCAAATACACACCAAACGTATAGAGCAACTTTACAAGGCACTTTATGTAGAAAATGAATATGATGATCCGCGCATGCTTACTATGGATAGGCGAGCATCAAAAGCACTGGAAACGTGGCGCAGAATGCGCATTAGTAAAATAAACCACATGCGCGATGTGCGTGATATGGAAATACACTCAGGTATATTGGGTAAAATAAGCGAATATGCCAGAAGATTTGCAGGAATACTCCACGTGAGTGATTTAGCCTATAACCACCATGCGTTTGAAGATGGCGAAATAAGTGAGCAAACCATGGATAGAGCGCTGCAGCTTGCAGACTATTTCTACGAGAGTGCCGCCACAGTATATGAGCGTGTAAATACCACCGTAGTAGCACCAGCAGAAGTGCTGCGCCTGGCATCGATGGTAAAGGCTGGATATAGCTATGCCATGATCGGAGAAAAGCTCTATGAGCGTGTAAAAATCACAGATAACGCCAAAGAGAAGCGTGCAGAGCGCTTAGTGAAAAAAGCCATTCAAGACTATCCAAAAGTGTTTGGAGCAAAGAATGAATAATGCATTTAGCAATCCAAAGTTCAAATATTAAAATGTTACAAATACCGAATGTCGGATTGAAAAACGCATAAAAACGCCTGAAAAGCCCGTAAAACCTACAAAAAACAACGAAATGCAGCCGACAAAATCCGACAAATTAACATCAATTAAATTGAAAATCAGTAAATTAACGTCCGACAAATCCGACAAATTTTGTCGGAAATTTCCGACAAAATTTGTCGGAACGCGACAAGCGCAAAACACTGTTAAACAATTGTTTAAGTTTGTACATGTCGGATTTTGTCGGCTGGTTTTTAATGTTAAAGTATATGTAAATCAATTGTTTAAGTGTATTTTAGCACAATGTTCATCCGACATTCGTAAAAAGCCACATTTTGGCTTACTTTATGGGGTAAACAGTAAAAAATAGGAATCAAATAATAAATAGTTTTCACTATTATGAATTTGCACGAATACGACATTATAATTATCAATTCAAGCGGTGGCAAAAACGGCTTTTCAGAAGCCGAAGGAATTACCGTGTTATCGCGGTTTGACGGTATGAGTTGCGGACAATTAGCATTGCAGAAGCTCGGAATAAAAGTGAAACAATACTATGCAGCCGAAATAGATAAACACGCTATTTAGGTAACGCAACACAACTTCCCGAACACAATACAACTGGGAGATGAAAGAGGTCCAAGAATTTTTCGATCAGCCTGGTATCAACAAGTCAGGAATTTGCAAGGAAGCGGGTATCAACATCCGCTTCCTTAACATGATGCTGAACGGGGATCAGCGAATGACAGAAGCATCAAAAGCTAAGTTGCTACCTGTAATTGAAAATCAAAAGCAAGTAGCTGAAAAAGCTATTTCGTTTTTGAGTGCGGGGGAGGAAAGAAAAGAAAAAGATTCGGAGGGATAATGTTCTGTTTTAGCAGGATTGTAGCACTTGCAGAGAACGTGATGCAGCTAAACGCCTGTGTCCCACAGGGCATGGCGATTTAGGTGCTGTTATCTTCTGGTTTTTCCGCGCGTTGGCTTTACGAAAACACAAATTATTTGAAATATTTTGCTTTTTTCTTTGGTAGTTCCAAAATAGGTTGTATATTTGGGGTATAGAAACAAACAAAAAGACAACGAAATGACAACTCAAGAATTTTTAAAAGCCAACAGAGAAGAAGTAGTAAACTACTACAACAGCAAAATCAAAGGGTTTTACAACGTGAGCTTAAAAGACTTCATGGTTGATTTGATGAACAACTTTAGAAAAATCACAATCAGCGAAGGACTGAAAAGAATGGATTTGATGGGTAACCTTCAAGAAGCTCAAAGTAGATTGGGAACTTTTGATTGCGAAATCGGAACAACCTACACAAAGCCTTACTCTGAAAGCAACCACGCTAAAGCAGTTGCTTACTTCGGAGCTGATAAAGTAAGAATGATGTCTAACACTAAATAATCAATACCATGTCAAAATTAAGAAGCCCAAAAAACAAATTTAGAATTGAGTTCAACTACTCAAAGCCATTGGAAGGAATAGGAAGCTCCTGCTCCATTACAAGTAATGACGTTGAAAAGTCATCAAATTTTATAGACCAGTACATTCAAATAGCAAAGCAAAACAATGTCAGCGTAACGGTAACAGCGAGGGAAAACAAAAAGGTTTATCCTGAATTTGACTGGCAGCAAATTGATCAATATACCGTAAATTAAACAGTTATGCCATACTGGTTCTTAAACAAACAGACAGGGGAAGCGCGAATATTTGGTTCGCGATCTCCTATTTTGGAAGCTACCGAGTTGACAGCAAATCAACTGGAACACGTCTTTTCTAAAAAAAAGCAAAAAGAATTTGAAAACGAAAAGTATCGGATAGTACGGTTGCCCTTAGAGCGCGGTGGAGGGAAAACTTGAAGATAACGGTAAATTGTATGAATAGTAATTAAAAACATGATAAAATGCAACAAAAGAACTACTTAATTAAATATACCGCACAAGCTAAAAATGGTGCGGTTTTGAAAAGCGGAACTATGCGAGCTAAAAACAAATATAGCAGTGTAGAAGCTCAGGTGAAATTCGAGGATTATTTGAAAAAGAAATACCCTGATTTTGGTAAATTAATAGTATATAAGTGTACGGAAGAAAATCCGTTTAGCTCCATTTTTGGCGATATTTTCAAAGATGGTAGCCCGTTCGGTTTTTAATTATTATTTATACAAAATGTTACCGTGTCGTTGCTTCCTTCTTTAAGGCTGTGACGTTCAAAGATTGCTACTAATTAATTTTATAGCAATGCACGGTAACAAGAGCGGTATGAACTGACCGCCTATAAGACAGTTCAATAGTACAAATAAGGCTAATTGGCGGTTTGTTTATACCGTGGGTTATGCGCTTTTATTAAAAATATTATGAAATACGAAGAAGGTCAAACAGTTGAATATGCAGGGAAACAAACACATATAGAAACAATATTTGAAGATGGGACTTGCAATATAGCTAATCCATTTTGGGACTGGGATGAAGAAGGAGAATATGTAAGAAATGATGAAGAGTATGATGTGCCATATTGGTTAACGGTAAAGTTATCGGAACTTAATTGCGCATAACGTAACACAGCTATGGGTAGTGCGGGCATTACAGAACTGACCTTGATACGAGTATTAACCGCTCCCGCTTCTTTTTTGAGCGTGGGCATAAACTAAATATAAAATGGAAACTATAACTTCAAAACACCTAAAGGACAAAGACAACCACACAAGTTGTGAATGCGGAAACAAGACCATATATGAGTATATGTGGACAGATGTAAATGGGGAATCTCAAAGCTGTCCTCTATGTATGGTTGAATGGCAATCATCACAAATAAAAGCGTTGAAAGAACTGATTTATGAATTATCATCAAAAAGCGAATCTGAAACATCAAAAGCCATTAATCAGAAATACGCTGAATTAATGATGTGTGAAGTTGACGATTTTATTGATGATATTGATTACAGTGCGTTGGCAAAAAAAGAAGCATAGCACAAACCTTCATACGAGCTACGACACCCGCATTACTTATAGCGTTTTGTGTATGGCAAGTAGCCGATAAAATGCACAGACCATTGAGATAAGAAACTAATTTATAAACACGCAAATAGTTTAATTACAGCCCAATAACGGCTATTTGCTATACACTTTGTTATAGGGCGTTTTTATTATGATGTATAGAAAACTAAAACGTACTTGGTCAAACGGATATGCTAATTATATGCCGAGATTCAAAAAGGTTTTTCCTGAACTTTCAAAACTTAGTAGCGAGGAAATGGTAGATAGGTTGATTGAATTGAGGATGGATTTTTACTACGAAGAAAAAGAGCCTGTAAGTTTTTGGATAAGGTTAACTCTGCCATTTGCGTTACTCACAATGCTATTAATGATTGTAGGACTGCCACTAACCTTTTTGATTACTGGAAAATGGGGATACTCTCTTGGTAATAAAAATAGATTATTGAATTGGTTTAGGTCTTTAAGGTTGCAGTAAATGCCCTATAACGTTTTGCAGATAGGCGATGTGGCGGATTTTGGAAACGAAAACTATCTATAAGCACTAAACTTGATTTGAAAAACTAAACTTAATATTAACCGAGAACCCCGCCATATTGCCTATGTGCTGTTATAGGTAGGGCTTCTCACAAACTTAAATAAAATGGAACAACCTGTAAGAATTTTTAAATGTCCGTGTGAAGGAAACAAATATAAATTGGCTGGGCAACCAAATGACAAACCAACATTAAAAGAGAAACGAGAGTATGGTGAATATATCGCTGTTGGATGCACGGTTGTTACTATTCCTGTTAAACAATTTCGTGAGGAAAATTGGGAATGGTGTCCGAAGCATTTTTAGCCTTACCTATAACGGCTATGCTATGAAACGTAGGGCATAGATAGCCGAAACTGTCCGATAAGCACGGACGACAATAAAGACCCCTACACTTTGTATAACCACTGACTGCCCTATGTTTTTATAGCAATTGTTGGCAGCAGTTAATTCAATCGAAAATGAATTCAGTCAAAACAAAATCAAAAGATTACTCAAGAGTAAAAGGTAAAGCAATTGGGGGTATTGTATTGCTTCCTGAAAATGGACAATTTCGGGCTTATATAGCTTGGGAATGGGAAGATCAGGCCATTCAAGGACATTTCGCAATAGTCGAATCGACTGGAACTATTGATAAGGAAAATATAGCGGAATTCGTCAATAACGTATCAGATTATGGTAATGACGTTACTCATAAGCCCGAAATCAGAAAGTTGTTTGGTAAGTTGTTCTAATTGCTGCCAACGTACAGCAATATGAAACGTGCGGAATATAGCACTGACCTTGCTACGAAGAACAAAAATAATAATGCCTTGGGCGGGCTTTGTAAAACCCATATTTATTATGTTACCAACAATTGGAAGAGTGGTTATTTATAACACCACAAAAGAAGAGCAGAAGCGTATGGAAGATGCGTCAAACTGCAATGTTCAAGAAAAACTACCCGCTATTGTAGTGGCAGTTTGGGGAGATACTGAAGAAGCAGCTATCAACTTAAATGTGCAAAATGATGGTGAGGGTAGTTTTTGGGTTACAAGTGCATTGAAAGGTGAAGAAGCTGGACAATGGAACTGGCCTGAAATTAAGAAGTAGTTGAGCGTGGGAAGGCATTATTATTTCCCTTCCTAATAGCACAGACGTTGAAACGAAGCACAGCAATAAGCATGTTTTATATTGCATGTTGTGCTTTCGTTTTAATGAAGCACAACGGAGAGTATAACCGCAGTAGCGGATTAAGAAGCACGAATGATTGAGTTAAAACATATATTAATTGAAAGCAATAGTGCTAAAATTAAGCACCGCAACCGCTATTGCTGTTATACATTGTTGTGGTGCGTTTTTGAGCGATGGGAATGTATGATTCTGTAATGGTAAACTGCCCTAATTGTGGGGAAGAAAGGGAATTTCAAAGCAAAAGTGGTGATTGCTTTTTAGAAGTATATACACTTGAAAATTGCCCTGATGATGTAATGGCAAATGTAAACAGGCACTCACCTTGTAAATGTGACTGTGGAA